TTTTCTCCAACACGAGTGATTACAGAATCTAGTTCGTGAAAAGTTAAGTTTTGCATTTCGTCTACTAAAATAATAGCGTTTGAAATTGTTGTACCACGAATAAATGAAGTGGTAAGAAATTCTATTGCTCCCTGTTGGACTAATTTAGTCCAACCTTCAGGATCAGAAACAAGCTCACTTACAATTCCGCGATACGGGGCAGTGTAGGCATCTTTCTTTTCCTCTTCAGTTCCTGGTAAAAATCCAATATCGCGCGTAGGAACGATAGAGCGGATAATAACCAACTTATCATATGGAGTCTCCTTATCTAGAACGTCTTCTAGGCCTAAGTACATAGATAGAAAAGTTTTACCAGTTCCAGCAGATCCAGCTAAACAAAGGTTTGAACCTTCTTTATAGGCTTCAAATACTTTTTTCTGATTGTCTGTAATTGGTGAAAGAGTTTTAAGTGCTTCTAAGCGGATTTTTAAAGATCTGTTCATTCATTAATTCTTTGTGTGAATTGTATTATTACGACCAGCACCAGCTTTGATCCGCTTTAGAGTGTCACCCCAACCGCCATCAGTTTTAGATAAAACACCACCGATGTCTGATACTATTTTTGGAGGAGATTTTAAAACTTGCTGTAATTCTGGATGATTTGCTTTATAGTCATCTAATTCTGCAATTCGCATTATTACTTCTGTTTCTTCGCCTGTTTCAATATTACGAAAATTATATGTTGGCATCTTTTTCCTCAGCTTCACGATACATACGTTTTATATATTCATAGTAACGTTCTTGTTTTTCTATTATAACACTTTTTTCATCTGATGTAAACCATTCGGGTACATCTCTTTTAGTCCATACCATTTTAAATCGATCTTTTTTAGTCTTGTAAAATGCTTGATAAGATTTTACTGGATCGTCAAACATACATTCAGGATTAGATTTCATAGCTAGCTTAAATGGAGTACGACCTTCCTCTGGGATATTAATTGGAGGCCTAATTAATATTTTGCGTAGCAGAGTATCTGTTGAATGTTCCTTATTGTATCTATACTTATATTCATCACAAAGACCAATAAAATGATCGTAGTGCCAAATGTAATTCGCAATAGATTCTCTAGTCCATACTGTACATGGATGATTCATATGGACTGCTTTATATAAAACATTTTCCATATCTTCTTCTGGATGTTCCCAATATTTTACCATTGTTTTCCCAGATTTAGATGGACGTTTAGTTTCAGTACCATCAAGCATACGATGTACTGTTGATAACATTTGCGCAGATTCAACAATCATTTTTACAACATGTTTATCGCATTGAAGTTGTGCTGCTTTGATTGGATCTGTGTCTAATATAAACAAATTCATGGATACACCCTCATTCATGTAATACTATTATATCACAATTAAATGAGGGTGTAAACCATTTTATGCTGCTAAAATTTCCTCTAGTTCCTCTATTCTAGATTTCATATAATCATGCTTCTTTTGAAGCGTATAAGCCTTCTTATCGTTACCCCTTTTTTCTTGTCTTTTTATGAAGTATTCCATTTCTCTACAATCTCGTTTGAGTCTTTCAAGTTGTGAACCGTACATATTGCATTCCTCTGTATAATTAACACGCTTGGAATTTCGGGTAAGAATAGTAGAACCTCCTCTATTGTTTTTACAAAGAAAAAAGGACCCATGACCTAAAAAGGCCGTGAGTCCTGTTCGTATGAGACATAAAAATATTTACTCATACATTTATTTATATCTTTGTTACTCTCTAATGAGGCCTGGAAATGCTTCTTGTACAAGTTTTTTCGTAATACCAGAATAATGTGCTGAATTATTACTTTTAATTAATCTCTTATCTTTCATTAATAAAACTAGTTCGCCTTCTTTTGGATGAACTGATTCTAAAATATTGATAAAAAGTTTCTCTCGCTTTGGAGCGGGCATGTTTTCACCTGGACCACCTTTTACAAAATACTTAAATTGTTTTGTCTTATTGTACAAAGAAGTTTTTGAATATCCAAATGAGGCTGGGTCTCCATGAGGTGGCTTGCCTTCGGGAAGAAGAAACTCAATAGAATCATCCATAGCACCTCGAAGAATATCACGCAAAGCAAGGTGATTATTTTCTTGAAGGATTTTTACTTTTTCTTCCTTTGTACTAGCTTCTGCAGCTTTTTCAAGAATCTCATGAATCATAAGTTTCATTAGGTAAATTCCTCTACACTTTCAATTAGTAATTTGCAGCGCTTTTTGATTAGATAATTGAGTACCTTAGACCTATGCGCTATTTTTTGGTTATCGAATCTATTTATAATAGCATTTTTTAGCTCTTGAGGAGTTTCAGAAAGATCAATCAAAGTTTTATTTCTACAATAATTTCTATAAACTTCAGATTCCATTACTGATTGAAGATTTTCAGCATTTTCAAGATAATGCTCTATCTTCTTTTTAGTCATAGGCGATTGTCGTAACCCATCCACAAAAGTGTTATCACCACTAAGGATATTAGGTACTCCATCACTTGAGTCTCCTTTTAAGATTTGCTCAAATAAGTATCGCCTTGGATTTGGATCTTGAATAAACTTTTTAGTCATCGGAGAAAATTGACGCACATTATTATATTTCTGTAATTGAATAAAATCTTTATCTGCAGAAACAATCATAACGTCATCATGCTGACCAAACTCTTGTGTACGTTCTACAAGAGTGCCAATAATATCATCAGCTTCGCAACCATCGATTTTAATGGTTTTATATGGTAGATTATCACCAATCTCTTCAAATACTAAATTAATAATACGAAAGATTTCTGACCAATCAAGAGGTGATTCCTCACGGCCGTCGCGCCGTTTAAATTTATATTGTGGAAATACGTCTCGACGCCAATTGGAAGAATCAGTGGCAATAACCATTTGACCATATTCTTTACGAAACTTCTTATTGTACATCCGAATAGAGTTAAGAATCATATGACGAATCATATCTTCTTGTACATCTAGTTTTTGGGTAATGATATTTGCAATGGCAATTGCGTTGTAGTCGATAATAATCATATTTCACCTTTTTCATAATTAATACTATTATATCATATTAATCATCATCTGTAAACAGGTTTAATTCATCGTTCTGTTTTAGTTCTTTAATATACTTAATTACTTCGTGGATTTCGTCCATAGGCTCGTGAAGAAAATGTATTTCTCCATCTACACGATATAACATAGCAACTACTAAATTAAGTAGTACACTAATATCTTGCATCATAACTTTATCTTTAAATGGATGATAACCACTTGCAACTAAAGAATCAAGCATTCCTCGAATAGCATTATGAGCAGTATCATCATAATGATTTCTTGCAAGTAACATAGCATCAATCTGTTGCTGTTTTGTTAACGTTGCAGATTTTGTTTTTGGGAACTGTATTATATTATCAGACATTTTGAATTCCTTTCACGTGTTTAGCGTGAATCTTACAGCCAATAAACTCATTATAATATTCATCACTAAAAAGAACATTCCTATCAAATTGTTCTTTTGCTTCAAGGTAAGACATCTCACCTTTAGTATTGCACAAATGCAATATCTCACGCTTAAAGTTATCACGACCATGTGATTCTACAAGCAGCTTTACTTGCTCGCTCGAGCCAAAATAATCTTTCCAATCAGATTCTTTTTTGACTGTACGCCTTCTAGTTTTACCTTTTAGTGGAGGTAATCTACGTGTTGACCAAAAATTCTTTTTGCCTACATATTTTTTTCCATTTGAAACATTGGTAATTAGATAAACAAATCCAGCATAATTACCGATGTCTTCTGATTCAAATGGTTTTTCGTTGTATGTCCATTGATCCATAATTAAACCATAATATTTGTATATGGTTTATTTATAAGTCAGTTAAACATATCACCAGGATGCCATTCGTCATCATCCCAGTCTTCCTTTTTAGTATCAAATAAGTCTGCCTGATCTTCTTCAAAATTTAATTCTCTTGTAGATTCAAATCCACAAAATGGACAGTACTTTTCTTCGATACCTTCGTCTTCAGCATCTACAGATTTTACACTATATTCAATATCGCAGCTCGGACAGGAAATTTTCATATGATACCCTCGTGTTGACTTAAATTATTGTATATATCATATTTACAAACTTAAACCTTTGAAAGTATTTTCATCAACATCTTGCTTTACGCCGCCAATAACATATGAACTAATTTCAGTCTCTTGAGGAGCAACTTGAACATTGCCACCACCAATCCATTTTTCGGTCCAAGGCAATGGATTAGCTTGTGGAACTGAATATGGAGATGGAACACCAATTGCTTTCATGCGCTTATTAGCAATCCACTCAATATAATCATATAACAGTTTAGCATTCAAACCAATCATTGAACCATCTTTA